CTCCGCTCATATTATTTAATAACCGCGTATCTATCTGCACAGATAGTCTCAATCATCAGGTCATAACCAGTCTTGCCAGTCAATACCTGCTTAAAGATAGTAGGTGAAAAGCCAGATACGAAAGTTACATTAGGACCAGCATCAAGGATTGTGTCGTGTCTAGCATCTACGTTCCAATACACCAGCTTAGGAAGAGTAAGACCAGCTGCCGCCCACTTCTTACGAATTGTCTCCATTTCAGTAGAAGCAGACTCCTTAGTCCATCTACGGCTGTTGGAACTCCAATAGCTACCACTACCCTGGTCAATTTCCATATCAGAAATGACAACGATAGTCTTAGGAATATCCCAAGCACTTACTCCAGGCATCTTAGCTGTTGCTAGTAGCAAATCAAATACTGCTTCAAGGTTAGTATTCTCACAAAGATTTGTACGATAGATTCTATGAACCTTATCAACAAAATCTACACCTTCAGTCTTAATCAACTGAGGTCTTGAAGAGAAACTGATATAGTGATTCTTGAAAGGACCACCAATTCTCTCTGCACAATACAGACCCAGACTAATTGCTACATTGATAGGTGCTGCCGCATCACTTCTAACCATAGAGCCAGAAGTATCAACAACGCACATCATGCTACAATCCTTACCATTCAAGTAGTCAGGAAGATTCTCCCAATACTTGTTAATCATAGCGCGGTCTACTTCATCAATATTCAATGAACATGAATAGCTACTGTACCATCCTCCCCGTCCCATATGCTGTATTGCCTTAGCAACTACCTCATAAGGATAAAGAGTAGAAGCATTGACCTTAGTAGTTTTATCCTTAGCAAATCTCTCGTACTTCTTAGCAATGATGTCACGTCTAGCAAAAGCGTTCTTGTAAACAAGACCTGCCTTAGAAGGAATCTTATCGAACTCGATTTCATCCCATCTATTTGCTGACATCAGCTTCTCAAGTACATTAATCTTAGTACGAAGCTTAGAAAGCATCTGACGGTATTCCTTTGCAGAAACACCAAGAGCGTTTCTAATCTTCTTTGCAGTTCTAATTGTTTCCTTGCTTGATGCGTTCTCTGAAGGCATCCACTTAGCAAGCAAACTAACTGCGTTCTTCTTGCAGAACATATCAGTTGACAGCTGCTTCTTCATCATTTCGATTACCTGTCCTTCAACAGGAGTACCAAAATAAATCTTAAACCAGTCATCATATCTTCCGTACTCAGGAACATACTCTGCAAGTGCGGCCGCTCTTTCAGGATGATTCTCGGCCAACCATCTCATGCAAACTCGGAAGAATCTGCGTTCACCCTGGCCGCCGCGGCAATCACGAATGTAGAACAGACACTTCAACGCAAGAGTCTCATCTTCCTCAAATGCGTTCTTAAACAGCAAGATACAATCTGCATCTGAACGTGAACGACAAGCCGCGCCAAGTGCAAACATGTCATATACAGCTGAACGAGTTGTTACTCTTTTGACAGCCCCGTTTTCAGTATATCCATAATTTGCATTGTTCTTTAACTGATTCATAAAAGTATTCATAATAATTCTCCTTATCTTTGTCAAGATACTAAAAATATATTGTCTCTTAATAACATATCTAATGTCATATTATAACGTTCCCAATAGGGGATTCTTACTAAAGGAATATTGTTTTGTAAAGCAAGATTATTTTTTATTTTATCTCGTTTATTTGTCTATAAATAGTGTTGAAGAGTATTCCAACCAGTTTCTTTAATATTTTCAGGAAAATGTTGCTCCCCGTCAAATTCTATTAATCGAATAATTTTATTATTATTATCTAAAATAGCAAAATCAAATCTATATAAAGAATTGGGAAATGAATATTCTTTTATATATGGAATTTTATTATCTTCTAAAATTTGCCTTATATTATTTTCCCCTACACTTTTTAAACATCCACATCCAGGACTTTTGTCTAAAGTTTGACCAGCAGCATCATATTCTCTTCCACATAATAAACATTTACATCTATAATAATGATTATGATTACGTGATATTTTATTATGCTATTCATAACCATTTAAAGCAATGATTTGTTTATTATTAATTATATCTCCCACTTTATATTTTAAACGAATACATCCGCAACTTTTAATAGAAGATTTTTGTAAATCTGTTCTATTTACATAGGTAATTTTTCCACAATCACATTTACATTTATATAAAATCTTTCCACCTGATTTTTTATCTGTTTTTTCTAATACTAATAAAGAATTAAATTTTTTCCCGACTATATCTTCTAATAAATTAGAATTAGGTTTTCTTTGATTTCCACAACAATGACATTGAACAATACCATCACTTCTTAATTCTTTCGTAGAAAATTTTTCCTATTGTCCACAATCACATTTACAAATCCAAACAATGGATTTATTTTTTCTTTCTTCAGTTTCTTTAATTACAGTAAGTTTCCCAAATTTTTGTCCTATTAAATTAATTTTAGCTGGCATAAATTTTTCTCCTTTTTTATTTCTTATAGAGAATGAAAAGAGAAAAAAACTTTTTCACCATTTTCGCCCATATCTTATAAAT